CCTGCCGTGTAGCTGTCGCCCGATGTGGCCTTGTGGTGCGTCTGCATCGTGGCGGCCGAAGGCTTGTAGCCGGGCGCGAACCGCAGCCGAACACCCGTCAGCAGCGAATAGGCGTCATCGTCGCCCACGTCGCCGGTCGTGAAGCCAGATGAAACGCTGGCGCCCGTGAACGTCTGCAACTGATGCGAAGTATCGAAAGCCGACAGCGCCTGCCCACCGGAGAGCCAATATTGCGAGTCATAGGAAATCTCCGGCAGTGCGTCGAACGTCGCCCCGGCGTCGTCCCATGTGTCGTAGGTCAGGCCGGCGGCAATGTAGTTCAGCGCCGCCTCGATCGAGCGATCCGAGCGCCCCCATTGCTTGGTCTGGACGTGATACACCAGCGCCGAGTTGCACGTCGCCGCGCTGGTTGACGGGAAGAACACCCATACCCGGTTGTTCTGCCGGTCAAAGACGCATTGCGTGCGGTAGCGGTACTGCGGGGAAGAGTTGTCGAAGAACCATTGCCGCACTTGGTTGTCCGCAATGGGGGTCGGCCTCGTTCCATCGAAAAGCCAGAAGTTGTCATCGCCGACAAAGAAGTGAACCCCGCCGAGGTCGCACCAAGCATCTTTGCCCACGCATCCGGCCTCGCCACCGGCAACGAGCTGCCAGTCCCAGATGCTCGGGGCGCCCACATAGCGCCCCACATAGAGGGATTTGGACTTGTACGCCACCGCCCACTCGCCCAGCCTGCCGCCTGCGGTGATGGCGCCGGGAGACGACACCAGCCGGCCAGAAGCCGCTTGCGTGGTGATGCTGGTTGCCCAATCCGTGTCGTCGTTCAGGGCGCAGCAGTGCCAGCCATCGGGCTTTTCGTCGCCGTCATTGACGTTCAGCGCCATCACCTGAGCGCCGACCGAGAAAACAATCTGAGCCTTCGGGGCGCCGGCAATGTCAGCAAAGGCCACACCAGCACCGACTGAGCGCTGCATCGCGTCGGACTTGTTGGCCGCAAGCGTGCTGTTGCCGAACTGCGCGAAGCTCCAGCGGCTATCCGTCCCGCTGGTATAGGCGATCGCTCGCCCGATGTCGGCCCATGCACCGCCGCTCAGCTCGTACAGCTTCGTAGCAGCGCCGGCCAGCACCCGGCGAACGCCGGTCAAGTCCGTCACCACGGCCGCCCCGATGCAGGTTGACGCCAGCGCCGGAACGTCGCTCGGGGTCGATCCAGCAGGGGCGCCCTCCATCCCGTTGATGTACGGAATGAGGTTCGTGCAGTCCGTGATGACGCCCGGCGTGACCGGATCAGCGTCAGGGGCGAATCCGAGCAGAGGCGTCATCTGACTCGCACCGTCAGCGGGCCGCTGAAGCGGTCGCGCATGTCAGCCCCGCCAATGTCGTTTACCGCTTGCTGGAATCGGCCATCCCAGCGGTCCCGCTCGGCCTGGTTGCGTGCGTAGCTGAACGCCTCGGCCAGAGTGCCGAACAGGTACGCGCTCGGGTGCGCCGTCAGCAGCCAATTGGTCGTGGCAGCGTCCGACAGCGCGGGAATCTTGGTGTACAGCACGCCAGCCACAGAGCCAGCGCCGTCAAAGTGGAAGGAATCGCCCTGCCATGCGTAGTTGGCAGGAACGCCCTCGCTGCCACGGGTCTTGATGAAATCGAACGTGGCCGAGGCAAGGGGCGCCGTCTCATGTCCGACGATCCACAGCGCCTTGACGCCGCAGGTATCCGCCGGCACGGCAATGACGCCATCGGCAACAGCCGTCTCGGCCAGCGCCACCTCCATCTGGCGCACCCGAAGCGCGCGGTTCAGCCGCTCTTCTGCCAGGCGGATGAAGTCCGGGATCAGCGCCGTGAGGTCAGACCGGCTCAGCCATGCGGCGACGGAGGTCTGAAGCTCTGAATAGGTGGAAAGCGCCATGGGTTACTTGCTGTACCGGTCGAACATGACGAACGCGGGGTTCTCCTTGAAGAACCGTTGCACCGCCTTCTTGCGCTCGGCCGGGTCGCGGATCAGCAGGATCTGCGCGTGGAATGCGGCGGGGATACGCCCAACCAACTTGCCCTCGCCCCAGCGCTGGCCGGCCGTGGCTTCACGGGCTCGGCGCGCGTACTCAAGATCGGGCTCGGCGTCGAACGTCTTTTGGATGACGATGGAGCCATCCTCAAAGTGCGTGCGGGTCTGAACGCCAGTGTTGGCGCTGACGCCCTCGTTGATGGTCAGGGTGGACATGGATGCTCCGGCGCTTAGCAGCGTTGGGAGAAAAGAAAGGGGCCTGCGGGTTAGGCAGGCCCCAGGCCGTTAGGCCGTCAGGTTGCTGATCTTCCAGCAGGCGTTTTCAGCCGTCAGGCGAACGGTGGCATCCACCAGAACCTGCTCACGCTCGCTGTCGCCGCTCTTGCCCAGCTTGCTCGACTGAAAGCCGCGCAGGTAGGCGATGTCACCATACTGCGGGTCGATGCCGAACACGTCGGTCGCGCCGTTCATGATGTAGTGCGGCACGATCTCCATCTCACCGAAGTCGGACATGTACACGTCCGCGCCACCGATGATGCGGCCCTGCTCCTTCTTGCCGACTTGGAAGCGGTTGACCGCGATGCCGGTGAAGGTGGAGAAGGTGCTCTTGTGGGACGCCGACATAACCACCATCGGGGGAACACGGCCAACAGCGTTGAACGTGTTTTGGGCGGCCTCTTTGAGCAGGTCTTCGGTGAACGCGCGGTCGGTGCCCGCCGTGACGGCAGTCGTCGGGGCGCCGGAGGTGTGCGCAGCCGTCGCACCAAGGCCGTTGTGCAGCGCGTTGGTGTAGATCAGCACGCCCAGCCCGCCCGACTTCGGGGCCACGGCAGCGGCGCCAGCAACAGCGGCGTTGTTCGAAAGCGTCATCGCCTCGATGTCACGCTGCAGTTCCTTGTACGCCTTGGCCTTGTGGTAGGCCATCGCGGACTTCATGCCGGCCTTCTTGACGATCTCGGCCCGACCCGACACGACGATGGTGTCCTGGAAGATCTGGCAGTAGTTCGCCACGCGGCCGGGGGCCGACTTGGCCGTGCCGGTTGCGTCGTCACCGTCCAAGGCGGCGTTGTCCGCGTTGGGAGCCCGCAGCGAGTCGCGCTGGTACTCGTGGTAGGTGTTCTCTGCCGTGGCACGGCCGAAGCTGGAGACGACGGGGGTTTCCTCGGGCGAGGTGTTCGTGATCTTGTCGATCAGGTCTTCCCGCGCGTTGGTGCCAACGCTGTAGCGGGTGTAGGTATTGGTCGGGAGAGCCATTTCTAGCCTTTCGGTCGCTTCTCAGCGATGCGTCTAACTGTTTGCGATGAAAGCAGCGAGGTCGCTCAGCTTGGCTTTGCCGGAGGCGAACCGCCGGTTCAACTGCTGCGCGCGCTGCTCGTTCTTCGGCACGCTTTGGCGCTGCGGCAATTTGGGCGATTCGTTCGCCTTCTTCACCACTTCGGCCTTCTTTTCCTTCAGCCCCTGGTAGGCCAGGGCATCGCGCATGATCAGGACCGCCTGCGGGTTGGTGAGGCTCTCCAGCATTGCCTTTGGGATGCTGTACTTGCTGCTCACCTTGTCGTAAATCTCGACCAGCTTGGGCTTGTCGATCCCTTGCTGTCCGAGTACGCCCCACGCGCGGGAGACTTCCCGCTGCATGGCTTCTTGCTGCTTGGCTTGCGCCTGCTGCTGTTCGTGCGTCATGCCCTGCTCAAGCTGGGCCAGCACGGACTGGATGGCATTGGCGCGCTGCTGCTCCATGACCCAAGCGCTCGGGTCGGTCTGCGCGAGCTGCGCCATTTCCTGGGGGCTCTTCAGGCCCGCGAGTTGCAGGACGGCAGTGCGTGCCAACTGCGCCTGCTGCATGTAGTGGTTGCGACCCTCTTCGAGCTTCGTCGCAACTTGCTGCGTTACGTCGCGTTCCCGGTCGGCCAGCTCCTGCGTCTTGCGGGTGTAGTCCGCGTGTCGCTGGTAGCCGGCGATCAGTTCTTTTTCGTCCACCTCGATAGAGGTGTCCTGCCCGTCCTCGCCCTTGACGGGAACCTTGAATTTCAGGCCGCTTGTCTGCTCTTTGGGCTTCTCGGACGATTCCTCTTCGGATTCGTCGTCAGCAGGTGCTTCCTCTTGCTCGTCGGAGTTGTCCTCTTGGGATTCCTCGGAGGTTTGCTCTTCTTCCTCGATGTCGGCCTCGGGGTTATCGACAAGGAATTGAGCTACATCGTCAATGGTGCCGGGGCCTTCTTCGGCTTGTCCGTCTTTCATTGTGTCTACCTTTGGGGGCGCATCACTGCGATACCCTGCTCCAAACAAAAAGGCCACCCGAAGGTGGCCCTTTAAGGCGGGGGAGCTGTTCCCGCGTTAACTTTGTCGCTTTTCCAGTTCGGCTACTCGCGCCTCAAGCTGGTTGATATAAGCAATCATCCGATTGATCGCAACCATCGCATCGCGCCAACCTTCGGACTCTTGACACATGCAGTCCCACTCGATGCGCTTGCTGAACGGCTCATCGCCGGTTAAGTGTTCTGGGGCGCCAGAAAGATCCGTTTTCATTGAAAGGCCTCCGGTCCATCGACTCCGTATTGTGCCTTGTTAGAGCACTCTCCGCACGATCCGCCGCGCCGCCGATTCGTTGCGCAGGCTGTCCAGATTGATCTGGTGCTGCGCGAACTTGCCAGCCTCCACCATCCCGGACAAGATGCCCTCGAAGGTGTCGGCCAGCTTCATCATCTGAAGGGTCAGCGCCTGGCCTTCCTTGTCGCGCAGGGAAACGCTCTTCCACTTGGCAACGATGCTCTCGCGCAGCGCCTGCATGGCATCGCGGTAAGCCTGGCTCTCCAGGACCTGGGCCGCCTCAAGCCCCCGGTTGCTGATCTGCTGCTCGGTCATGGCTTGGAGACCTGTACGCAAACAGCTTGCACCTTCCAGACCCCACCGCGCGCCAGCTTGTTGTTCCACATCTCACCAGATCCCTCAACCGCCTTTCGAGCCTCCTCGCATTGAGACGCGCTGCGGAACTCGATCTTCTGCATGGTCGTTGAAGCGCCTCCGTCATAAGCGCCAGCCATCAGGAATACGATCACAAGCAAGGTCGTCATTCGTTCCCTTCCTTCGCGCCCTGTTCCGGCGGTTGTTTGTTTGCGGCGGCCTGTGCCCGGCCCTGCTGGTTGATCAGCGCCACCTGAATGCGGGTCTGGTTGTCCGCGTCGGTCTTGTAGCGGTCAAGCTCGATCTTCATGCGCTCCAGTTCGGCCTTGTGCGCCGCTTCCATCATGGCGCGCTCACCGTCCCGCGCATCGTTGGCCGCCTGCAATTCCAGCGTCCCCCGCGTCTCGGCCAGCTTGGCCTGCGCCTTCAGTTCCTCGATTTCCCGCGTGCGCTGCGTCTCGGCCTGGAACTTCTGCGCATCGGCCTGAAGCTCCAACTGCTTGAGTTGCAGTTCCGGCGGCGGCCCGCCCTCGGGCATGGGCGCATCGCCGGGGTCGACGTAGAAGTCCCCGACGTTCTTGAAGCCGGCGTTCTCCACGATCTTTGCGACCGTGTTGTAAACGTGCTTTGGCGCCACCAGCATCTTGCCGATGGGCGACTGCCCGATCAGCGCCTGCTGCTGGAAGATGGCTTGCAGGATGGCCGCTTGCTGCGCCTTGTCGCCCGTGCCAAGCCCGACGTTGATCGTCATGTCGTAGCCGTCGCGCCACTCCTGCGGGTCGTACTGGACGAACTCGTTTCGCAGACGGAAGGCCAGCGGCTCCATCTCGCCATCGGTCAGCAGCCGGAAGATGCCACGGAAGATCGGCTTGACCAGCGTTTCGGCAAAGATGCGCGCGATCAGTTCGATCCGAGCCGCTGCTGCGTTGGCCGTCTGCATCACCTCGGCGGCCGTGCGGTCATGCCGCAGCGCATTGGCGTCAATCCCCTGCTGTGCCCGAGACACCCCCGTGCGCTGCTCGCGCATGTAGTCGATGTACTCCAACATCGGGAACATCTGGCCGCCAACCCAAGGCGTTACATGCTCCTGAATGGCGTCCGGCTGACGCTGGCGCAGGATGCGGCCCGGCGCAGAGGTCAGCAGGTCGTCGATGTTGGCAAGCGGTGCGCCCGTGCCGTCCGTCAGCACCTTCGTGCGCGGATTATTCGCCAGCATGGCGCTGTTGACCATCTGCCGGGTCAGTTCAGTCCTGAGCTTCTGCAGGTCGCTGACCGTCTCGGCCACGCTCATCCCGTCCCAGCGGTGCGTATTCAGGATCGGGCTGGCCGTGGCGAAGGGGACTTCCTCGGCTTCCTCGTTCTTGAGGATCTTGTTCTTCAGTCGGTAGATGCAGCGCCGCTCCGCGATGCCGTCGCCGTCATAGTCCACCAGCACGAACTCGATGCGCAGATAGCCCTCGGTCTGGCTCTCGTCGTCGCTGTCGATGCGCGCGCCCTGCACGTTCACCGAATCGGAGGTTCCAAGCCGGTTCTCGCGGAAGGACTTGTCGGCGCTGACGCGGACATCATCGGACTCGCCCAGGTCGTCGGCCTGCACCTCCGTGTAGCCCATCTCATGCAGGTCCGACAGCGTCACCCGCAAGTTTCGCGCCACGTAGGGGCAATCCCCCAGCATCGGGCTCGTCCAATCCCGCTTGATCAGCAGTTCCTCGGGCGGGAACGCCTCGACCTTGACGGTCGTTTTGTCCTCGTAGGAGGTGATGCGAGCGTCGAACAGTTGCGGCCCCATGACGGGCTGGACGGTCAGCGGGTCAACCACCGGGCCCTCAGGCCCCATCAGCGGTTGGGGCTGCACGGGGGTCGCCGCTTCGATCTGCGCATCCTCTCCGGCCTCTTGCAGCACCAGCGTCAGCATTTCCTCGGTCGCGCCCTTGACCGGCGTTACCTTCTTGACTCGCTTGGTCTCCTTGCGCCACATCACGGCGCAGTTCTTGACCGTCAGTGCATCCTTGAACGCCGTGTAGAGCGTCAGGAAGCCATCGTTTTGCTTGTAGAAGACGTAGTTGCAGGCGTCCGTAGCTTGCTCGGCGCCATCCACATCCTCAGCGCGTACCGGGTCAAAGGAGACTGCGCGGTCTGTGCTGGTGAAGATCTTGAGCAGGGCCGGCAAGATCCATTCCACCGTGTCCTGCACGTCCGAGGTGACGATGGACGACCATCCATCGGCTTCCGTGCCATAGGGCATGCGGAAGTATTCCTTCATGGAGGCTTCGCGCTCGTTGGCGAGCGTGCCCCATGTGAAAGCGGCCGAGTCGTCCTCCTGCGCTTGCAGGATGGTCAGCAGCTTCTCGTCGTCCATCTTTGCCATCAGTCGGCCTTCGGCTTGCGGGCGCGCTTGGTCATGGCATCGAGCAGCGCAGGATCGGTCTTCAGCCCACCAACAGCATCAGCCACCGAAGGGGCCGGCAGCACCGGCCCGGGGATCGGCTGCGCGAACACCGCCGCCAGCTTCTCCGCCAGTTGCTCCTGCAGCGGATGGCCGGCTCGCCCCATCGCCGTCAGGCGCAGCGCTTGCAGGATGTCGTCTTTCGTCATGCCGTCACCCTTCTTGGGTAGTTCAGTTTCTGCGGCGCAGTGGGCGAAGGCTGCTCGTACACGATGCACCCCAGCCCGAAGGCATCCGCCCCGTGGCTGGCCCAATCGTGCTCAGGCCCAAGCCCGATGCCCCGCTCGGCGTCCTTCTTTTCGTGATACCAGCCCAGCGCAGCCCGCCCGCCTTCTGTCGTGGCCTCGTTGAACCACATGGCCGGGAACAGCCTGCGCGCCGCCTCGATGCGCATCTTTGCCGCGCCCTTGCCCTGGTTGGGCACCACTTCCACCGCGTAGCCCGCAGCTTCAAATGCGCTCTTGAACGAAACATCGTGGATGCGGTCGTTCGTGTCGCCGTCATGCGGGAGCCAGATCGACGCTTTGCCGGGCACGTAGCCGCGCTCGCGCAGCCATTGAAGGTGCGTGGCGAGCGGCTGGCCCTGCGCCTCGTAGTAGTCCAGCACGCGAATCTCGCGCCCAACGAACTGCTTCACCCACATCGTGAAGGCATCAGCCCTCGCCCCTGTGCCGCCCAGGTCGCAGAAGACCCGATGCGTCATCAGCGGGTCAGCCGCCACCCGCCCAATGCGCCCCTCGGCCTTCGCCTTGGTTAGATCAGCCGCGAAGTAGGCGCCGTCCACCACAGTGACGTAGCCGCCCTCCCAAATGTGGTCGTATTGGTCAG